TCCAACAATTTGTCGCCAAAGGCCCGAACCAGCCCGAACCAGCGCTAACTAGCCACGATCAGCCGAGACTGGAAACGATCATCCCTGACCATGCCGGCTCACTAGCTGGACTTGTGGGGGACATGGCAAAACAAATACTTCAGATTGACATGATGCCCTGGCAGATGCACGTACTTGAGGGAATCTTGGCCGTGGATGCTGATCAGAAGTTTGTGCACCGCTCGAGCCTTGTGTCGGTTGCGCGGCAGAACGGTAAGACCACAATTATCCAAGCGTTAATCTTGTTTTGGCTTGTGGAAATGCCAAAAATACGTGGCGGTAAGCAGACCGTGGTATCTGGCGCGCACAGACTTGATCTTGCGTGCTTGCTGTTTGATGATCTGTCACCAATTCTTGAGGAGTACTACGGCGCCAAGATTGTCAAGTCTTACGGCCGTTATCAGGCCACCATGCCAGACGGCAGCAAATGGTGGGTCAAAGCATTAAAGCCAAACCAAGGTCACGGTATGAGCATTGACTTGGTGATCGTGGACGAACTCTTTGACGTCAACCCTGACTCTGTTGAAGGTGGACTTCTGCCGGCACAGCGCGCTAGAAAAAACCCGTTGGCTTGCTTCTTCTCTACAGCTGGCACAGAAGAATCTGTTCTATTTCAACGCTGGCGTGAGGCGGGCATTCGAGCCATTGACAAGGGTGAGCCGTCCACGATGTACATGGCAGAATGGTCACCCGACCCAAGCCTTGACCCTTTGCATCCTGCTTCATGGGCGTGGGGTAATCCTGCACTTGGCCACACGTTGGACATGGACACAATTAGGCAAGAGTCAACTAACCCTGATCGTGCGTCGTTCTTGCGCGCATCCCTAAACCTTTGGGTGTCGGTCGTGCGCGGATGGATTGAGCCTGGGCGCTGGCCGTCATTGGAATACCAGGGCGAGGTTCCCAGCGGTGGGGTCGTGGCCATTGAATCGTCGCTGGACGACTCGCGTTATAGCGCGACCAGATGCATCAACCTGTCGGACGGTCGGGTGCTTGTCACCGTTGCGTTTATTGCCGAGTCAATTACAGAGCTGTGGGAGAACGTGCAGGAACTTGCCAAAGACCCTACGATCAGGTTTGCATTGTCGCCGACCGTGGACGCTACCTGCCCACCGAACATTGAGCGCCGCCGAGTCGTCGTTGGGTATGCAGAACTTGGACGCTTTACACCGTTAGCCAAGAACATGATTGCCGAGGCACGACTGTTACACACAGGAGAAAAACTGTTGGCAGAACATGTTCAGCGCGCCGTTGCCGTTCGCACAGACAACACAATCGTGCTCTCATCCAAGCGAAGTCCAGGGCCGATTGAGTTAGCCCGAACAATGGTCTGGGGAATTGGCATGTGCGCGCGACCAGTTCACTCAGGTAAACCCATGCTCGTGGCCGTTAACCACTAACATTCTCGTCGGCGACCGCACGCTCTAGCCTTTTGTCGGAATCGGATTAGTCACGTGCGGTTGCCACTTATATGGCAAAGTAGGGACATGGGATTATTTGATCGCAAAATAAGCAAGGCAGCAATTAGCCCTGCGCCAGCCAAAGCGGCTGCAGCTGGTGGATTCGCACCTGGTTACTCGTCGTCAAATGTCGGCGTAAACATGATCGGTCAGTACTACACATACCGCGAAGGTGAATTGAGGGCGGCGGCGGTAAGTATCCCAGCCTTGTCAAGAAGTCGCGACTTGCTGGCGTCGGTCATTGGCTGTATGCCATTGCGAATGTACAACGAAGTTTGGAGCGAGGACGAAGAAGAAATGGAGCGCAAATATATTGCGCCTCGCAGTTGGTTGCGTCGCCCAGACCCGACCGTCAACTACAACTTTTTAATGTCGTGGACGTTTGACGACCTTTATTTTTTTGGTCGCGCATTCTGGTACATCACGTCGCGCACAGCTGACGGATACCCGGCATCGTTTACTCGATTACCTGCAGGCTCTGTCACAACTACCGATCAGGCTGGCCCTGTTTGGTTTGCCCCGTCCTCGCAGGTGTATTTCCAAGGTGGCGAAATTGACCCTGCAAACCTTGTGCAATTCTTGTCGCCGACACAAGGGTTGGTGTATTCATCGCAGGCCGCCATTGAAACAGCGCTCAAAATTCAAGAAGCACGCAACCGCAACGCATCTTCAAGCATCCCTGCTGGCGTACTTAAGCAAACTGGTGGCGAACCACTAAGCGCGCAAGAACTTGCTGATCTTGCTGCCGCCTTTAATGCTGCGCGCGCAACTAATCAGACCGCTGCGCTTAACGAATACTTGTCATATGAGCCGACCACAATGTCACCAGACAAGATGCTTTTGATTGAGTCAGCCAACTACAGCGCGCTGGAAACTGGTGGCCGTATCGGAAACGTGCCCCCATACTTGCTTGGAATATCAACGGGGTCGTACGCATACACCAGTTCACAGAATGCGCGTATGGACTTGCTATTTTTTGGAGTAAAGCTATACGCAGACGCAATCGCCGAAACATTGTCAATGAATAATGTTCTGCCAAATGGAACTTTTATTGCCTTTGATTACGAATCGTATTTAGAAGAAAATTACCTTGCCGACACAATGGAAAACACACAAACAGTTATTGAAGATTACGCACCACAGGAGATGCCATCATGATCAAACTAATTGCAGGAGATTTCACGCTTGACGCCGCCAAAGGTGACGCGCCACGACGCACTATCTCTGGAACCGCAGTTCCCTACAACGTGCCGGCAACGGTGTCGGATGGAACACAAGTGATCTTCCGTCCAGGCTCATTGCCAGTCGAGGGCAAAGCACCCCGTCTTTTTATGTACCACAACGCCAGCATGCCAGTCGGCGTAGTCCAGGAACGTGTGTCAACAGAGGAAGCAATGCTGTTTACCGCCAAGATCAGCGCAACCAGCCTTGGCAACGACGCGCTAGTTATGGCTGCCGATGGCACGATTGACCAAGTATCTGTTGGCGTAAATCCAACTAAATTCTCATACGACGAAGCGGGCACAATGATCATTGAAGAAGCCGACTGGACAGAGCTGTCGCTCGTTCCGATCGGTGCGTTCGGTGACATGGCCAACATCGCCACCGTCGCAGCGAGTATCCACCAAGAGCCCGAAGAAGTAGTGTTAAATGAAGAAGTAGTCCCAGAACAGGAGATAGAACCCATGTCAGAAGTAACCGTTCCAGCAGTTGAGGCAACAATCCCAACCGCACCAATTTTCGCACAGGCCAAAAAAGAATTTATCTTGCCAACCGCAGGTGAATTTATGGCCGCTTACCACATCGGTGGCGACACGTTTAAGAACATGAACGCTGCAGTAGCCGAGTACAGCGCATCAAAGCGCACCGCATTGCAGGCAGCTGCAGGCGACGTGCTCACAACTGACACACCTGGTCTGTTGCCAGTTCCAGTACTTGGGCCATTGGTTCAAGACCTGAACTTCTTGCGTCCAGTAGTCGATGCTGTAGGCGCTCGCGCTTACCCAGACAACGGACAGTCGAAGACCTTTATCCGTCCAACAATTACCACGCACACAAGCGTTGCATCACAATCAGAACTTGGTTCAGCATCAGCAACAACCATGGTGATTGCATCCAACTCAATCAGCAAGACCACACTTGCTGGTCAAGTAACGCTGTCAGTTCAGGACATTGACTTCACTTCACCTGCAGCAATGCAATTGATCTTGAATGACCTCATGGGCGAATACATGATTGCTTCTGACAACTTGGCTGCAGACAACTTGCTCACCGCAGCAAACTCGTCAGGCGTTTGGGACGGCACCGTAGCCGACCTGCTCAAGTCTGTTTATGACTCTGCAGTTGACATTTCATCAAACCGCAACTGGACACCTACCCACATGTTCGTAAGCCCAGACGTATGGGGTCAACTTGGACAACTTGCCGACACAACTGGCCGTCCAGTATTCCCATTCATCGGCGCTGGCCTCACCGGTCAGAACGCACTTGGTGGCGGTCAGGCATCTTCATGGAACGGCAACCCACTCGGCTTGCAGTTGGTAGTTGACAGCAACTTCGCTGCCAAGACCATGATCATCACCCGCGTTGGTCAAGGTGCAGGCGATGCTTACGAGTTCTACGAATCAATCCGTGGCCTCATGAGCGTTGAACAGCCAGCAGTATTGGGACGCAACATGTCATTCCATGGCTACGTGTCAACCTTTGCTGCAATCGGCGGAATGATTCGCAAGATCACCCAGGCCTAGTCGAGAGCGGAGCAACCGCTCATGGCTACATACACAGTTACTAACAAGTACCTGATTGACAACTTTGCCGTACTGCAACTTCTGACCCCCAGCGAAATTGCAGTCGGCAGTTCAATCACGGTTGCTGGAGTTGACGCAACATTCAACGGCACTTACACCGTGCGCGCATTGCCACAGTATTTATTTTTGGGCATTGATACGCAAGGCGATCTGCTTTACGACTATCAAATACCAATTGCCGATCAGGTGCTTTACGCCAAGACCGCGAGCGATGTTGAGCGCACCGCGGCGTCTGGGACTGTTGCCAATGACCCTGTTTGCACTTGGGTGACGGCCGCGCAGGTCATGTCTTACCTCGGCATCACCATTGCAAACCCGTCAGACGATTACACGTTGCTCACCCAATCGGTGTCAGCTGGTAATCAGTTTGCATATCGCAGGCGTCAGGAATCGGGCTACATTGACTCTTTAACAACCTCTCCTGGCGGTGACGCAACATTGGGCACTTTGATGTATTGCGCCGCTCTGTGGCGCTCCAGAGGCTCAATAGAGGCAACCTACGCCACGTTTGACGGCATGGGCTCGGCACCACAGCAGAGTCTGACCCCGATCGTCAAGCAGCTGCTTGGCATCCCACGTCCAGCGGTTGCCTAATGTCGTACACCGACCTGTTCAACGAAGCGATTGATGATGTCACCGCGACGCTGACCGCCGTGTCTGGACTGCGTGTTGTAAACGACCCAACAAAACTTGCGCCAAATTGTGTGTATTTAGATGCACCAAACTTCACCACGTTTGCTGGCAACGGCAACATTGTGCGCCTCGAGTTCCCGATTAAGGTTATTGGCTCTGGGCCTGCAGGTCTGCCGGTGCTCCGCTCAATCTTGAGCATTGTTGCAAGTGTGCTTAATTCGTCAATCATCGTGATGGCTGGCCGTCCGTCAAGCCTTGAGATCGGTGGCGCGTTGTACCCGTGCTACGACCTTGATTGCGCTATCCAAGCCCAGACCGCATAATCCACTACTACCGAATACAAATCATCTACTATCAGA